TCGTAAGCTATATCGCAAATGATTTCTGAACTATCATCGCACTCATTTTGTAATGAGCACTCATCACATATTCCAACGCACAATTCATGCAGCACCCCGTCTATTATTATTCCGTTCTTTACTTCCATACCGTTCAATCTCCTTTCTGTTTAATTCGTTCCAGTACATCTCTGTTGGCTTCGAGTATCTCATCGAAAGACGGAATGGGCATCCATGCAACAACATCATCTATAACCTCATCATAATAGCCTCTATTACTTTTCATCCATTTGTTTTTAGATGAAAAATACGCTTTGAATATATCACCATTCGCAACCATTACAATACAATCATCTGATGTGTCACAACCAGCCTTTTCCTTAACACTTATCCAAGGCGATTGCTTTGACTGCCATTCGGCACCTTGTCTGAATGCCTCTTTAACCAACCTCATTTCTAAGCTATTATCGTATTGGCATTCATAACAATATTCTGCCGCTTCCTTCGCTGCATCTTCTACTGTATGTTTCATATCTCTCCTTTCCACCTATCCTAGCAGCATATACATTACTACTAGGAATAGGTAATAAATTGTTGTTTTACTCATTACTTTCTTGTTATTATATATTGCAATCTCCACATATATTCACAAGGGAATCAAATTCTTCTCGTGAATATTCAAATCCATTGATTACGATTACCTCGTTACCATTTTGGTCAAAGTGAACTCCATCATTCATTTCTAATTCGTTTTTAATTAATTCCGTTTTATCTTTATGATATTAATCTTTCCTCAACGCACCAACATAGCATTTCATAAGCTGCATCTATTAATGAGCAAGATAAAAATTCTTGATAATAATCAAACTCGTCAGACATGGAATAACATATATGCCAACAATTGTCACTAAAGTACATTGTAATCCAATAAGTATCCGTTCCTGTTTTTATCTCTTTTGGTAACAGTTCCAAGATGTCAAGAAAAGTAAATGCAGGAATACAATGTTCTTTTCTGAACGGTTCCTTGAAAGTTTTCCACTCTCGTAAAGATAATTGTGGTTGTTTCCCTTCCTCATAAGGATATAACATCCAAGTCATTGATGCGTTACCTGTATTCACTCCAAGTTCTTGCAGGTGTTTCATTTTTTCAATTGACAGCACATTCTCCAAAATTTCCATCAGTTAAAATATTTTTGGTTTTATTTGATACGCTTGCAGTAATATATCTGTTCGTGGTTCTTATATCAGAATGACCAGCCATAGATTTCAGTTCTCCTTCTGGTATTCCCATATTAGCCCATCTGGTAATAGCTGTTCTACGTCCTGTATGTGTTTTGATGAACTGGTACTTCGGCCCTTTCATGAGTACATTTGCCCGTCTTACAAATACCTGCTTGTTTATACCTGCTCTACATCCAAGGGTTGGTAGAACTTCATTCATAGTAGTCTTTAAGGAAGATTCTATGTTGTATTTATCGAACGATCTAACCTCTTTTATCATTTCTATAATCTTGGAAGGTACAGGAACCTCAACGTTCTTACCTGTCTTTTTTGATATATACGAAATAACATTTCCTTCCATCATAGAATCTTTCAATCTGAAAATATCGGAATATCTCATGGCAGTATAGCATTGAATCAGAAACAATTTCTTTACTATTTTTTCTGTAACGTTAAACGGCTCGACATTCCAGAATAATTCTATTTCTTCATCCGTAAGAGATATATTTGAAGGAGATTTTACGTTCAGTGAGATAATATAATCATTGATATATTTGCTCATCTCTTTTGATTCGGACAATATTCTTTTAAGCATTAAAAGATATGCCTTTTGGGATGATTCGCTTATCTTTCTCTTTGATTTTATAACATTGATCATATCATCTATCATGTCACGATTGACAGGCTTTTCAACGGACGGGACTTCCTTGAACGTAGGAATGGCATCATTAAAATCATACTCGTCATAAAGCTGATTGGTAAGATATGGCATTATATGTTTGGATAATGCTTCAAATCTTACCTTTCCGCTTCTTGTCTTTGTATTATTCAACTTTTCTATCAATACGCCTACAGTCATAATTGAAGGGCTATATTCGTTCTGAATTGTTTCAAGCCTGTTTTTTAAATCCTCAATCAGCCTGTTCTGTGATTCTATAGTCTTGTTTAACCTATCTATTGTTTCAGCGAGAATCTGAATTGTTCTTTCTTCGTTTTCCATAAGTTATATATTTTTGTTGCAAAAATAATAAAACGGCATATTCGATAGGTTAAACAATAGTTAGCAACTCTTAAAAATGTTTACTACGCCCATTAATTTATAATCTCCCTCTTCGTTAATGATACATATAGGAGCATTATTATCAGGATTGGTATATGCCAATGTAACATAATCCCCAGGGAACACCTTCAATGCGTTAATCATCTTTTCAATATTCAGATTGCAATCCAAACGCCCTTGACAATATCCTTCAATTCCAACATTTTCCGATATTTTATATCCTGCATCATTTGTGTATGTTATATCCATTTTATTATCTCCCTCCCTGCAAACAAAATGTGATATGTTATATACATCTGACATTACCTTTATTCTTGAAAGGGAATCTATCAAGTCGCTAGTTCTTGCTTTAATAAAGTAATTAAAGTTTGATTTTATATTGTTTACCAATGGTGTGTAGTTTACAAACTTAACCTCCATCAGCGTACAATTAAAGACAGAACCGAAATCCCCATAAGATATGGACATCACCCTTTCATCATCAGATACAGAAACAGTTACATTTTCTTCTGACAACATTTCAAGAAAAGATAACGCTTCCTTTACCGATGTAGGCATTACATTTATGCACAAGTCCTTTGATATATCCGGCTGACATTCTATAACATCTCTTACAAATACAATCTTATCGGACGAACATATATCAATGCAATTATTGGAACAAATAAAATTTATCCCCACTCCACTAAGGCTGGTCACAACGTCACTGATATCATTAAACCCAATGTTCCTTTTTAATGCTCTATACAGATCATTCCTGTTCAAGTTGACCCTTATCCCGGTACCACGCTTACCCATTTTAATATCAGGATAAGATTCTACATCTTCCGCAAAGAAAGACGCTTCACTGCCATTGTAAGAGAATATTATATCCTTATCATATATCTTTACCGTAACAATGGAATCCTTTACTGTTTTGAGCAACTTTACAAGTCTTATTCCGTCTACTGCAAACTCCTGTCCGTCATTACAGTCTGAATCAACAACTGGAATAATCAAACGCATCTCATTAAGGTTATTGTATGAAGTAACCTCTATTGAATTTTCTGATGCTACATATTTAAAACGGAAACATTTCAATATCGTCAAGCCTGTATCGGAAAGGCAGGCTTTGGCTGAGTTTAACGTTGAATATAAAACTTTTCTATCAAAAACTATCTTATTCATAAATGTAAAATTCAAATGTATTCAATCCAAGAAAAATGTTCTCTTTTATCAAGATAATCCATATCGTTCTCGTTATTATAGGCTTCCTTCTCAAACGATATGTTTCTATACGCATTACCTTTTTGTGTAAGCCTGTAAAACCATTACAAAAGATACAAAATGTAAAACGGAACATACAAAAGTTCTTTCATTTGTTTTGTATGAATCGCTTCGTGATTATAATCGCTTTCACGCATCGTACATCCTTTTCTTACGAAAAGAACTCCAAACAAATTTATACACTTATACCCTTTTAATGGAATAATTTTGTTATATATAACTTTCATTGAAACAACTCTTTAATTATTTTTTCAAAACTTACTTTTGTGGTGTTGTTACGCATACAATAATCTTTTATCTGTAGTGTATTTGACATCCCCGGCTGACCACGCTCGATAGCGTCAAGTATATTCCACAACATTTCCTTAGACCATACGAAATATCCTCTAAAGAAATATGTAGCCATCACATCAGCCTGTTCTATTATATGATTACGGTCATGGTTACTGTCAGGCATTTTAAGTTCTATGCCATATATCTTACCGTCATGTATATAAGCAAGGTCAGGCATACTTTTCTTTGCTCCTAGAGCACGAAATTCAGCCGACTTGTTACCACTTACAGCAGGATGGAGAAGTTCGGAAAAGAATGCTACAAGCAATCCACTGCATCCTTTACCTTCCTTCTCATTCCTGTAACTAACTACTATATCTTTCTGCATTTTCTTTTCTTCCGCAGATCGTTTTTCCTCAGCCATAATAAAAAAAAATTGTATTTGGCAAAGGTATCACGAAATGGGATATGTGAGAAGAATAAAAGGTTAAAGTTTGTTATCAACCATCTCAAATCCTTCACACATGCCATGTCCGCTGTTTCTTATCTTCATGGCAAAATGATTTTCAAACCAAGGAATGTAGCATACGTATCCAACAAACAAACCGTCTACAATAACCGTGTATCTATGCTTGCAGCGACAGCAGCAATACTCTCCGTTCCTGCAAGGCTTTACATTACTATTTTGCAAGATCATCCAACGAAATTTTTTCTGACAAGAAATCGTCCGTACATTGTTTTACCACATCATCGAACCGCAAATCGCAATACTCGTCAATCCAGTCACCTATGAAATATAGTTTGTTACTTCCTGCAATATTTTTTTTCCATGATTAAATGTTTAAATATTGTTTTATTTCTTTTTCTAACTTGTCCAATGTACTGTTTACCAATCCATCCCACTCTTTTTCATATACAGGAATATTCCTTTTTACTGTAGAGTGAAAAGAGATTTGATTCCCTAAAGGAAGATCAAAATACATAATAAAAGAAACTCTTTTTCCCTTATCCTCCGAGCACCCAAAAGATAACTTACTTTCGTTATATATTTCGATAAGTTTGTCAATCAAATCTTCTTTCTTTGCATACATCTTTTCTGAGTAGGGAAATGGAGCGTCTTTAGCCTTTATGTTGTAATCTTGTATCTCCAATGCAACACGGTAAATTTTAGCCGTAAAATCTCCTTGTTTTATCTTTTTATTAAGCATTAATTTTACCTTTCTTGTACCTATGCCGCACATATTTTCACGTTTTAATTTTAGCATGGCTATTAATTTCCTGTTTTTCTCCAAGGCTTCTTTCTTTGCTTCTCTTTGTCTTTTACAATCTTCTATTACGGAAGTACAATCTTCTTTTATTCCGAAAACGTCCATTCCGCCAAAACAAAATGTTTCAATATCTAAGATTGTATTCTTTTCCATTCCAAGAAAATCTATAAGCCTTTTGTCTATGCCAAAAATATTCGTGTAATGTCTAAGATGTGACACGCAAACAATATATTCAGGGTTATGGGAACATTCAATCTCATCAAACACTTCCCAAGGATTAATGTTGTTTTTCATAATGTTATTTTTTTGTTTCTTTGAATATAACCCCATATAAACTTGCTGGAATATCCGCATTCTTTCATGGCTTTACGAAAATCAGTTTCCGTATTTCTGATATACAACTGCCGTATTGCCCAATAAGTATTGTATCCTTTAAGTTCCGCATACTGGAAAAATTGAGTAGGCGTCATTTGATCGAACTTTAAATCTCCTACCAGTTCTTGCAGTTCCGCCATCCTTATCTCCTTTTCGGTAGGATATACATATCCGCAGAAAGGGCATTCCGAAGCGGTTATGGCAATATATTTACCACACTGTTTACACTCTTTCACTCCTTGTATCCCTTCACATTTCCCCTTGTTATGCCATAAAGCCCATTTACGTTCTTTCTCAAACTTGCCGAGCCGTGATATGTTACCACCGAAGTCTAGGAGAAATGCTTCTGTCTTATTTGGGTGAAGCCGTATAGCCCTGCCAGTTGCCTGGATATAAAACTGAACGGATTGTGTAGCACGGTTTAATATGCAAACCTCTATACTTGTTTCATCGTATCCCGTAGATAAGATACCACTGTTGCATATAACGGTGAATTTATCGTCATGGAAATCCTTGATAAGCTGTTCCCTGTTTCCTGTAAGATGCTTGTATCTTTCATATAATGCTAACTCATCCGGCTTATTCTTATCTATACCTGATATGAGGAATTTTGCGGGAATGCCAGCTTCATTAAATTCAGCGCACATCCTTATCGCATTTGCCTGTGTGGCATCAAAACAGATTGCTTTTTTCATCGGGCAGATACGCATATAGTTTTCAATCACCCCCTTGTACTGTACAGACTTGTTGAACACCGCACCCATCTGCCTGCTATCGAAATCACCTGTGCGATAATCGGTATTAACCTTAGACAAGTCGGGCGCATCAACCGTAAACGTTCTCAACTTGGTTATGTTTCCCCGGTCCATCATATCCTGTATCTGGGCGGTTTCTACAATCTCTTCATAGTTCATGCCAAGCTGCCTTTGGTTTCCACTTCTCATCGGGGTTCCTGTAAGACCTACTACATACTTATCATCAAGCAAACCAGATTCAAAGAGAAAGTCCGCATCAGAGGTGTGCCCTTCGTCTATTAGGCAGAGAGATACACTCTTAACCCATTCAACCCATTCGGGCTTTTCTAGCCTTCTACGGAGAGTTTGAGCCATTGCGGATACTACTAGACCTTTGGGTATGTTCCTGTGCTTAGGAGAGATATATTCAGCCTGTATGCCAACTCTTTCCAACGTTCCCCCTGTCTGTGTCATAAGTTCAGATCTGTGGGATACGATAAGCACCTTATTCCCCTTTTCAACAGCACCTTTAGCCATAAAACTCATTATGACCGTTTTGCCGTAACTTACACAGGCAGAGAATATGACGTGCTTATGATTAGTCAGGGCATTTCTCAGACGGGTTATTCCCACCTCCTGGTAATCCCTTAGCTTGAGGTAATTATATACATTCATACACATACATATTGACGCTTCACCGTCCCGACTACTGCCGACCACTCCACGTCCTCAACCCCTTCTACCAAGGGTGATATTAATCCGAACCGTTTGATGTTCACCGAAGCGAGAATGTCACGATCATTGTGCCTTCCGCATTTCGGGCAAACCCATTCACGGTCACTTAGTTTCAATTCACTATTAACGTATCCGCATATACATGTCTTGGAACTTGCTTCAAAACGTCCGATACGTATAAGGTTGCGTCCATACCATTCGCACTTGTATTCAAGCTGTCGGAAAAACTCGCTCCATGAAACGGATGATATGGATTTTGCAAGATGGTGGTTTTTCAACATACCCTTTACATTCAAATCCTCAATGATTATCGTTTGGTTTTCACGGACAATCTTTGATGTGACTTGATGCAGGAAATTGTTGCGTTGGTTGGAAACCTTCTCATACTGTCTTGCCAGGATTTTTCTTGCCCGTTCTCTTCGGTTGGAGCCTTTCTTTGTCTTTGAGAATCTTCTTTGCAACACCTTTAGTCTTGCTTCCGATTTCTCAAGATATTTGGGATTGGCATACACATCACCGTTTGAACATACTGCAAAATCCTTTATACCTACATCTATACCGATAGACGTATCATATCTAACAGCAGGCTTTACAGGTATTTCCTTTCCATCGTCAACAAGGACAGAAATGAAATATTTACCTGTTGGTGTCTTGATTACCGTGACAGAACATACTTTACCGTCAAACTTTCTGTTCGGAAAGAATTTAACCCATCCAATCTTTGGAAGTCTTACCTTGTTGTTGTCAAGGTTAACAGACACCGAATTTATAGCTTTGTATGACTGTCGGCTGTAATGCTTCGCCTTGAAATTTGGGAAGCCTGCCTTTTCACGGAAGAACTTCACGAACGCGCTGTCCATATTTCTTATGGATTGTTGCAGGCACTCGTTTGATACTTCCGAAAGCCATTCCTTCCCATTTTCCTTTTTAAGTTCTGTAAGCATCTTAGCCAGTTCAACCCATCCTATCTTCGTCTTGTCACGCTGATACGCTTCTATACGTTTGCCGAGCATATAGTTATATACAAACCTACAACACCCGAAAGATTTGTTGAAGAAAACAATCTGCTCAGGAGTAGGATTAAGTCTATATTTATATGCTCGTTTCATATTGCAAATATAACTATAAATTAAATTACAACATAACTAATTTAGTTAAATAGTGTTTAATTGTTTATAAATGCCTTTCAAATTCGTTAACGTAATCCATATCTATCCTCGTAAAATAATTTAAAGTTTCTCCATCTATGCCCGTTTTTCCCCTTACAAAAAGAACTGCATGATCGTTGTGGCATACCTAATTTCCTCTCACAGTCACAACAGGCTTCAAAGCATAGGAATCTGTTCGTACCATCCTCTATCGCAATGACAGCCCTTGTATTGTTTCTATGGCCGAGATAAGAACCGTTTTCCTTTCGTTTCTTTATGAGTTCCTTCATAATAACTCTTTTCTTTTCACGTTCCTCATCCGATACTTTCCTTCCTTTCTTGAATCCATAATTATGACCTTTGACGAACCTTCCTTTTTCGTCACGGTAAGATATTGGATAATCTATCCATAATTCGCTAATTGCTGGCATTGAAATCTAACTTTAGTTTTACAATTTCATCACTCATGGCATGTACTCTTTTCAGCCATGCCATTTTCCATGCTTCTTTTCCTATGCCATATATACGATATATATCATCTCCTGCATCATCAAATTTGATAGGAGTGCAGCTTATTGACTTACATTTCGTTCCGTCCATAAGTTCAACGTCACCTATACCCCCATTGAGCATGATAAAGTTGATATTGTTTTCTATGGCAAGATAGGGGATGATTATTTCATCCCCACGATTAGGTTTGTTGTGCTTGATTAGTGTAGTCATAACAACTTAGACAAGGTATTAATATACATTTTTACAGACATTTTGTTCTAGACAAATTACCATAATATTTGGTGGCACTTGTAAATTAATCAACTTCCACTAACTCACCGTTTTCCAGTCTATACCATGTATCAGCCTTGACAACCTCACCATCAACTACTACAGCCTTCCAATCAACAATATCATACGTATCATCCCTTTCCTCAGCTATGACCAAAATTGCACCTATTCCGCCTTTTACCTGAACATTTTTTCCTCTTGCTACTGACAAACCATTAGATCCTGTTGAAGCCTTTCCTCTTGCCGTGGCAGCACCATAATTACCAGCCGTGGCAGCACCACTATTACCGGCCGTAGCAGCACCTCTATTACCAGCCGTGGCAGCACCACAATCACCAGCCGTAGCAGCACCTCTATAACCAGCCGTGGCAGCACCATTATCACCAGCCGTAGCAGCACCACTATTACCGGCCGTAGCAGCACCTCTATAACCAGCCGTGGCAGC